TGTTCATAGCACCCGGTTCGGGCTGTTCGCGCAGCCCGGCCCCCGCCCGGCCGCAACCGGAGGGAGGATAGAATATTGGAAGAAAATCGTAAGAACGCCTTGGTAGATAGACTTACTGACATCTCCATGTCGCATGAATCTGGCCTCTTGCGGATGCTGACCCTTGGAAATGCCGGCGGCGTCATTGCGACGCTGAGCTTCATCGGGGCCACGCTCGGCGGCGACAAGATACCGGCATATGACCGGGCGGCGTTTTGGGTATTGGTTTTCTTCATCATTGGCACGTCGTTCAGCGCAGCGGCCCGTTATTGTGAATGGAAGGGTGTACGGGCAGCGAGAAAAAGCATTACAGATAAAGATTCCGACCCTCAGATAGATCATAAAAGCCGAATGGAAATGTTCCATATTTTGGGCGGTCTTGCCGTATTGTTCGGCCTTGCTGCCTTGCTTATCGGCATCGGCAGTGGTCTCCGGTTTCTTTGGAAAATGAGCTCCTGACTCCCTCACTGCGTGTTCCGCCGCTTCATGTCGATCCTGAAAAGCAATTGTCCATCACACCCAGTGCGTCGGATCGCTGGCGTCGAAGGCGGCGAGGTTGACGTCGGTCAGCGCGGCGAGACCATCTTGCAGGGCCGCCGACGTGGCCAACACCCCGGCGACATGCCCGGCGACGGCGCGGTAGATCGCCTCGATCTCGGCCGAGCTGGTGACCGTGACGGTGGCCCCGGCCGAGGTCCGGAAGGTGATCGAGACGGCTTCCATGGCGGCCTCGGCCAGGCGGGCCTCTTCCAGCATGCCGGTCAGGCGGCTGATGTCTTCGGTACGGGCCCTGAACAGGCCGATGACGGGAATGGCGACGCCGGCGGCGATCAGCCTTTCCGCCTCGGTGCTGATAGCGGACGCTACATCGGCCTCGATGTCGGCGCGCGGGCGAGCGGTGACGGTATAGAGATCGATCACCTGTGTCGGCTCAATCACCTCCACCGGCCCGGTGCGGGTCTGGGTGGCGGGATCAAAGGCCTCGTTCAGGGCCACGACAGGCCGCCACACGGCTTCGCCATTGATCAGCTTGATGGTCGCGGGATCCAGGGCGGCGGTAAAGCTGCGCCGTTCGACCACGGCGGCGTTGATGACTTTGGCATAGGGAAACATGATCTCTACCTCTCGTAGGGGGTTGTGTCAGGGGTGAAGTCGCCACGCCACCGCGCCCAGTTGCTGAACCGGATCTCATCGAGATAGCCGCTGGCGGGAACCGGAGTCCCCGGCGTTGCATCGGCATTGCCTATTTTCAACGTGGTGGCCGACGCGGCGGCGGGCGTTGCCATTGCCAGGGTTCGAGCCAGTAGACCGTCCTTGAAATGCATCCAGTCAAAACCGATACGGACAAAAGCGACGTGATACCAGATACCGACGGTCCAGGCCGATGATAAGGTGTTTTCGCCTATTGTTCCGCCCCCTGCCATGGTCATCTTGATACCGCCCGGCCGTGGCGTGCCCAGCGCATTGTCCTGCCAGATATGCCACCCCGTGGTCGGTGCGCCCGTGACGGCACCGATCAGGTTGCCGACCTGACCCGACGACGGTGTCGATGACGGGTTCCACAAGAAATCCACGGTCCATTCTTCCAGGCCGTTGAGATCGAAGTTCGGGTGCCACGGCACCGAGACATACTTGGCACCGGTGACATCGATGCCGGTGGCACCGATCTTCTGCTTGGTTGTCGAATGTTGCGCGCCGGAAACCGGCGTGATGACATGGGGCGCTGCACCGTACCGGCTGCCGTGACCGGAATCGATAAATGTCGTCGATCCATGAGTGGTATCGGAATGAACCAGCAACACGGTGCGGTGATCGTTGCCGCCCGGCGCACCGGGACCGGTGATGGGCGGGCGTGGGTGAATTCCTGTCAGCATCAGTCGTCGGTCCCTGCGTTGGTTGTGTAGGTCAGGCGGACCTGCTCAAGTCTGGCGTCGACGTCCAGGGTATCGCCCGCATCAGCAACCTTGCGGGCACAGCGCAGGACGAGGATGCCGTCATCGGTGATGATGCCGCTGGGCGTGATGTCGGCGGTGAAGGCGGTGGCGTAGAGATCATCCGTGACGCCACCCGCATCGGTGACGATGACCTCGGCACCGAAGGCCAGATTGTGGGCGTCGCCATCGCCCAGGAAGGCCGCCTTGAAGCCGAAGGCAACACCATACAACGTCGCGGCAGGATGGCTCCACAGGGCCTGGCACTGGATGACGCCGCCATCCCAGCTCTTGGGCATGGCGATCCGGACCTCGGCGATTTCCTCGACGCCGGTATCAAACGCCACGTAGGCGATTTCCGGACGATCGGCGGCGACCTCGGCACGGGCAAACCAGGCGCAGCCGGTGGTGATGGTAGGCATCCAGGCCTCAGCCGGAAGGGGATAGGTGTGCTTGCCGATCGAGGCATCACCGGCACCAGCATCGATATCGACAAACATCACAGTGGCCGACTTGGCGAGGCCGATCTTGACCACATCGGCGGGCGCGACCGTGACCAGCGCGCCGGGCGTTACGCTGTCCAGATAGTATCGGCTGCCCGGCGTCAGGCCCGCCATCAGGCCCGCTGGCGTCTCGCCGAAACAAACCACTTCGCCGTCGGTCACGTTGGCGATGCCGACCGCGAGATCGAGCGCCGTGCCGTTGGCAAGTGCTTCGTCAAACCATGCATTGCCGGAGTCCCAATAGACCGGCATGCCGTCGGTCACCGATGCCTGGAAAGCAGCGCCAGAGATGATGACGCTGTGCGCCCCGTTCTGGATCAGCGTGGTGATGGAATCGCGCAACTGGGTCAGGTTGGCTTCATCAGGAGTCAGGCCCGCCGCCACGATAACGGCCAGCAGTTCATCAAACACGGCATTCTGCTCGACCGCCCGGTCCAGCGACGGTGGCAAACTCGTAACCGGATTGCCGTCGGTGAACTTGCCACCAGACAGGCCGACACTGACATCGGAAGGATAATCCATTATTTGGGCTCCATTCAGGTATAGGAAAAAATAATCAGGGTATGGGCTGGTTTCAGGCGTTCCAGAACACATTCGAGAACGGCGTTGCCCCAGCTGGCGTAGGGTTCGCCATGGGCAGCGCGGCCAAATTCACGGGCGCGGTAGTTGTACAGCGCCGCATCGACCTGCCACACGAACCACCAGTCCGGTCCGCCGTAGGTGCCGCCATAATCGGCGCGGCCATGCTGGCGCGCGCCGTATTCGGTGATGGTAATGACGTATCCGAGGGCGGCGGCGACATTGATGTAATATTGCCGGGACTGGCCACCTCGCGCGGACCACTGGGCGACCAGCGCATCGACCCGTGCGGCAATGGTTTCCGGCAAACCCGCACAGGCGTGCGGCAATCCGGCTTCGGTCTCCCGCGCCGCCAGGGTTTCGAACGCGGTCAACGGGTTCAGGTCGCGAACCAGATCCAGCCCCCGACCATCGACCCGGGCCATGCCTTCGGCCTTGGCATCGATCAGGCGGCGGTTGCGGCCATCCGGCTGGCGGAATCCCTCCCAGAACGGTCCCTCGGGCAACAACGCCAGATATTGCCGGGCGTAGTGCGCCGCGGTGCGTTTGTCAGGATCAGGCATAGGTGACGGTTCCCAGGACGGCGATCTCGCCGGTTGCGTGAATAACATCCACTACGGGGGCAGTGATCTCGTGGCTGTCTTCGCCGGACGCAATGGAGACGGCTTCCCATATCCATGACAGGCGAATGGTCACACCGGGCGCGGCGCGGCGGCGGATCATGTCCGCCAGTTCGGCCTCGATCTCGGCACGGATGGTTGCCGTGTCCGGATCCAGACCGGTGATGGTCACATCCAGCACAACCGGCGCGGGGGCGACGATGATCAGGTCAGCGGTCACCGGGCGAACGGGATCAAGGGCGTCAAACACCGCCAGCAGATCCCCGGTGTAATTCGGGCCCGGATCGCCGATCGGAATACCGTTGGCATAGGTGTCATCCATCATGAACCGCACCACCACTGTGCCGAGCCCCTGTCCTGCCGGTTCGATCCACACCCGGGTGACGCCGGGAACCGTCATCGCCCAGGTGACGTAGTCGGTCGCGTTGCCGCCATGGGGTGGTGACTGGATACGCTCCAGCACACGGGCGCGGAAGGCGATATCGGTCTCACTGTCAGCACCGCCGGTCAGCGCGTCCACCGTGACACTGGCGCGGGAATTCACACCGATGATCGGTGATGTCAACGACAGCTGCACCGCAGCCAACGCATTGCCGGTAACACCGGTCACCGCGGCCTGAACCGGCACAACAGCAACACCGGCGACGAGGGTTGTTTCAGCCGTGACCGTGTATTCGGTGCCGTCAACACGCCGGACAGCAGCACCGACGGGGATCACAGCGCCGGTTGTGCCGGTCATGTCCATGTTTCCGGCAGCAGCCGTAGCGGGCTTGCGAGTCACGCCCCACACGGCGGCCCAGCCATTCAGCCAGTCGCCTTCGGCAAACAGCGGATGGCCCTGTCGGGCGCTCCAGTCCAGGTGGGCATGCAAGGCGTTCTGGGCGGCGGCATCCACCGCCGGGAAAACCGGCAGGGCACCCTGGCGCATCATCACATCACCGTCCGGAATACGGCTGGCATAGTCCGCGCGGGACTGCGCCAGCAGGGCATCAAAAGATGGGCGGGCAAAGCCTGTTGGGTTTATCAAATTACACCTCCGATTTCACCCCACAGATCCGCCAGGCGGATCTGTGCAACCCGTCCATCGGGGCGGGTAAGGTTCACAATCATGTTCATCCGATTGGCGTTGACGCGACTGATCGTCACATCCACCGTGGCGGCATATCCGTCATCGATCAGCCATTGCAGGGCCTCGGTGGCATATTGCCGGGCCATCTCCATGGTCTCGTTGTTCAGCACCCGGCGTGCCAGCAGCCAGAGTCTGGATCCAACCCGGGCGGAGGGCTTCGCGGGCCAGGCATCGCCCCACCAGCCCTTGCGATCATCACCACCATCCGGCAACTCGGCGGCGTCATCGGCGCGGGCCCAGGTGAACAGGGACGCCAGCACGGCGGTTTCAAGATCGCCGCCGACAACCAGCCCGTTGTAGGCGGTCGGATCAGACGTCAACTCAAGCGGGACACTGTCAAAGATCCCCGCGTCCGCGTCGACGCGCACGGTCAGATCGGCCATATCAACCTCAAAAGAAAAACAGTTGCGGGG